TACTATTCATATCAAATCTTCCAATCGTCACCAAACTCTGTGTTATCAAACACTGGCTCTGCAAACGACTCTTGATTAGAGTCTGCAAGTCCTTCTTGTTCCGCACCCTCTACATCATACAACTTCATCTTAGCTCTGTCAACACCAATAACAAATCTTTTATTGGTGGTTGGGTCATTGTATCTGTTTTTGAGTTGTTTGACCGCAATCTGATTTAACTCGTCAAGTTCTTCATTACTAATGAGCGCAAACATGAGGTCAGCCGTAGCTGGTAGACCAAAACTCTCTGAAGTGTCTTCCAACCCAATATCACTATTGGAGAACCCACTCCTTGTCGTTTGTGTAGCCGACATAATCGGGACGTTTGTCTCAACTGCCAATCCCCTAAGTTCTTCAGCAATCGCCTTGATGTACATATACGAGTTAACATTTCCATTCGCCTTAAATCTAGATGAAGCACAAATATTCAGATAATCCACAAAGATAATATCTGGTTTGAATGACTTCTTAATCGCAAGTTCCTTTATCAATCCTCTAAAATGATTACTGTGTGCGGATGCAGTGGGATATTCTTTGATGACGAGTTGACCATTTGTCTTCTTTGCGATAGATGCAATCTTATCATCAAACATTTGCTTAGGCAACTCATGTAAATCATCTATAGAGATATTCATGAGGTTTGCATCAATCCTCTCTGCAATGCGTTCCTCAGCCATCTCCAGAGTGATATATAGGACGTTTCTACCTTGGTTTAGACAGTTTGATGCAACATGACACATGAACAACGATTTACCGACACCAGTGCCCGCAAGAACAATGTTGAGTGTTTTCTGTGGTAGTCCGCCCTTAGTGATGCGATTGAAGAACTCCAAGTCAAATGGTATCTTCTCCTCTACCTTATGGTAGAATTCATACCGGGCATCAGTATCGTGTAGATAATCATGACCAACACGGTTATCAAAACCAACAGCCAGGGCGTCTGTAAGAATTGTAGGTAGAGCATCGACACCTCGTTTTTTATCCTTTCCATCAATGATAGCAATTCCGTCCACAATCGCATTGTATACCGCCTTATCTTTACAAAAATCCTCTGTAGTCTCCACTAACCAATCAAAAATCACATCATCGTCTTTTTGAAGTTCCTTAACTACAGATAAAACACGTTTATAGTCATCCTCGTTTAAGTCTTTACGACTGTCTAGTTCAACCTCTAGAGCGTTCTGGTTTGGTAGGTCACTATACTTGTCCACAAATTTCTGTATCTCTTCAAAGACAGTTCTCTCTGTTTTGTCAGAGAAATAGTCACCCTTGATGAAGGGCAGGACTTTTCTCGTATATTGCTCGTTGTGTATCAGGTTGGCCAGAATAGTCTTTTCAATTGTCTGCATTCACATCCTCTTCTTGGTTCTCAATAATATCAACCAATATATCACCAATGAGTTCAAAAAACTCTTCATTGAACTCTTCTTTCGGAACATTATAATTATCAACTATATCATACTCAAAACGAAATGGCAAGGTTCCATCTGCATTTTCTTTCTCTGGAATACTTACCACCCCGTATTTGTATACGACACCGTGATACTTTCCGCCATCAGTTATACACACTGACGCAACATCATCATTTTCTCTTGCAACAAAAGTATACTTTCCTTCCATTCTATCATACTCCAAAAGGCACTCTAGCACAAATAATCGTCTTGACAGGTGCGCCATCAAACTGTGAAGATGCAAATTGTTTCAATTTATCTAAATTCTCATAAACATGGGCATAACAAATCTCTTGTGTCTCAAACTGTAATGGCTTACCATCATTATGAGTGATTTCAAGTGCGTCTGTATCAGTGCCAAAAGCAACTAGCATTATGACAACAATCTGCCACATGTTATTTCTCCTTACATGAGAGTCTGGCTTCTGACTCTAGTTTTTGTTTTGAGTTGTCTTGATCGGGTAAAACGTAATGCAAATAACTCTGTAAAAGATATTTTGGTTTCTTCACAGGTTTTCTACCACAATGCACCCAAGGATACATTGGTGGAAATACTATTGCTCGACCACCCACACATTTCACTAACATGGATGAGGTTCTGCCCTCAACAAACTCTGTCTCACCAGCATCATTATCATCAAGATAAATGAAGAATGCTAGAAACCTCAAACAAGTTTCTCCTGTGGTAACGTCCACATGCCAAGGGAACTCATCAATATCATTAGGTGAGTATTTCTTTAGTTTGATACCCTCAAGGGTATATTCTTTTGGGAATAGTTTTTTGTGTTGGTCAGGCCAAGGTAAATCATTTTTATACTTTTCAATAATCTGAGTGAATGCATCCAGACACACTGGTATTTCATCTCTCCAATACTCTGGATTTTCTAAAAGCAACGTGTCTGAAAACTTTCTGTAATCATTCCAGACAGTCTTATCATCTGACGATTCAAACTTATCAATCAGTTTTTGACAAAATTCTTGATTAAGAACATTCTCATAAACTCGTATCATATTATCCATGACAAAATCCAATTTACTATTCTGCGGCAACCCTCTTCTTTATTTTTATATATGACTCGTCGGCGTTGTCACTCCAAGGAGCATTTGATATGTATTCAAAATAATAATTACCATCACTCTCCTCTAAAGCGGCCAATTTATCATTGATCTCTTGTTTTGTGCATATCTTTCTTTGTGGATTGTCCCACAACCGGGCCCAGTTTGGTTCCATTTTCTTTTCCTTTATAGTTTGTTTTTAGGGGCATCATATAAACCACCCTTGAATGTGTCCATATCTACAAAAGATGGGACATATGGTTTATATGGTTTTGGTAGGGTTTGCTCTAATTTTAAAAGACGTTTTTCAATACTTCTAATTTTATGAGTTTTGTCTAAGGAGTCAGTGATCCCAGCAACACCACTGGCAACCATCACAGGAATGCAAGCGTTAAGAGCGAGAGTTGATATACATATCAAGCTCATCTTTAGTAATGCTGACTCCCTCAAATACTTTTTTATAATTAATGAGATGTTCATTCGCTATATCTTCCTTGGATTGACCGTGGTAAGCCACCGCATAGTGATTTTCGATCATCCATTCATTTAGAGTTGTTTCTCTATCAAGTTTTGCATCATATATTTTAAATTTGCCAAGTATCCTGCCAAATTTACCGGCGCCATCCTTAACGGTGACTAATTTTTGGTTTGACCCAACTGGTAAAAATCTCTCTACGATTTCTTTTGATTGGTAACCAAATTTCTTTTCGACTAAATCTCTAGTCCTACTTTCTGGAGTGTCTATCCCATGTAAACGGATACGCTCCTTGTGTCTCCAGATACCAAATCCTAAGTCAATGTCTACATCAACGGTATCGCCATCAACCACCCTAACGATTTTACAATTATATTCATACACTATTACACTCCAAAACTTTCCCCGCATCCACACGAGCTAGTCTGCATGGGGTTTTTTACGGCAAGGTATGAACCGCCTAATTCTGTTACATAATCTATCTCACTACCCAGAAGATACATCTCTGCGAGGGGGTCAACCACTAATACATCCTCTATTGGGTTCGACCACTTAACATCTGGATTATCATGTTTTAACCCCCAAACATACTGAAACCCTGAGCAACCACCACCCTTAACACTCAAAGATACATGGTCACCATTATAGATGACACTTTTCATATATTTTTTTGCTCTATCAGTGAGTGTTACCATAACAGTATTTATGGTTGTGGTGGATAGTAGTTTTCACCAGGCTTCCAAAAACTATTGCATCGTTCCTCACAACCCCATTGTCTTTGCTCCTCTAACATGAATATCAAATCCATAAACTGTGAGAATAATTCTGTGGGTAATCGAACAGCTGGATCATCTGTCCTTGGAAGGCAAGTCACACTATCAACATCATTTTGAGACTTGACAGGGACAGACTCCGCCATGCATTGTTCCATTGTAGGTAACTTAACCTCATATGTTGCACCAGTTACCATTGTAATTACCATTAACGCTTTAAGCATTCTTCAATGCCTCCTTATAAATTTCTGTTTTCACTTGAATAACGATTTCTAATCGTTGTAACCTGTTACGAACAGATTTGGGTTTGCTACCTTTAAACTTTTTTGACAGATATTCAAACTCATCAGTGAGACTTTTGAGTTTACGCAGATTTAATTTTTCTGCACGCTCTCTATCCCTATCGGGGTTGTTTGTTGTCATACACCCGCTCCTTCCAATTCTTTAATCCGCTCTTCCAACACAACAATGGCAGTAAGCAGATTGCCTGTGTCTTGTAGTTTCAACCTTGATTTCAAGACCTCAACCTCTGACTTCAGAATCTGTTTAGTCAGTATCGCAACCGAATCAGTGTTAACTTGCATCCTCTAACAACTCCTCATTTGTCGTTTCCAAAATCACAAACTCACCGAAATACTTGTCAAAGGTTCTGACAAGGTTGGTATAGTCGCCATCC